ATGGAGAATTTGATAAATCGTGTTGTTGCTGGCCGGATTCTTCGCCAAACTAGAAAAGCTAAAGGCCTTTCCTTAGAAAATTGTGCTAAAGAACTTGGTGTTTCCTCTCCCACTTTGTCGCGGATTGAAAAGGGTTCAAATCAGCCCCGGCTCGACACAATCAAAAAATATGCAAAGTTTCTAGAGTGTAACATTCAACACGACTACCACGCAGAAACAGAGATAGCAACCGCTTTAGAGATGCAGGAACATCGTTTGAATTTGAACTTGGAGCGATCCGATAATATCGACATCAAAGAAGATCATCCATACTGGTCATACAGTTTGTTTTTAGATGCAAAAGAAGCTTTCCAACAAGGTAATTACGAAATTGCTGAACAGAAAGCAAAGGAAGCAATTGAATTTTATCGAGAGGAGTTGAATGATCATAATATTTTTTCAGCGGCGGCAAATCTTCTCAGCCTTGTTGCTTACAAAAAGAACAAACTTGAAGAAGCAATTCATTATGTTGATCTAGGGCTTGATCGTTTCTTACCAACTGGCGAAAGGCAATATCTATATTCGATGTTGCTTTGTAACAAAGTGATCTACCTGGATAAGATGGGTCAAATTCTGAAAGCAGGGGACGTTGTCAACGAGTTGATGGAGATCGTACGCGATATTCCGCGTGTTCCCGAAAAGCTCAACGCGTATGATTCAAAAGCGAGATATGAATTGGCCCGTAGACGGTATGAAGAGGCAATTCATTACGCTGAAATTGGTTTGCAGCTGTCATCGGAAAACGGAATAAAGGACAGTTTTTTTGAGTTCGCGATTATCTTAGGAAAGGCGTATTATAAGCTATCAGAAAAAGGAAAGGCAAAAGAATCGTTTTCGATGGCACTGTTAATTGAAAACGAAATCCATGACAAAAAAATAGTAGCTGAATTGTACACGTCGTTAGGATGGATCTATTTAGAGGAAGAGAAAGAAGACGCCCACATTTATTTTGATAACGCGGTCAAACTTTGTATGAAACAAAAGTATTTCGGCCCGCGTTACATCGACGCATTGGCAGGTTTGGGGGAATACTGGCTTCGAACACAACGGACGAAAGCTATTGGTATACTGGAAAAAGCATTCGAGCTGGCTGAAAATCAAGGGATCAAATCATTGCAAGGGAAAATCGCGAAGACGCTGAGTTTATGCTATGAAGGAATAGACTCTAACAAATTTTCATACTATGCTAAGTCATTTATAATTAACTCAGAGGAGGTGTATTCGTGAAACAAATTGTTTTTTTTCTTGTTTTAGATGTGTTCTTGCCGGCCCTTGTGTTCATCATGGGCGAGCCAACATGCTGCTAGCCCCCTACTGGGGCTTGTTTTTTTTGCATCATAAGATCAAATTATTTGTTATTTAGATCAAAATGCTTGACTTTTATTTTTAGGCGTGCTACATTTGACTTGTAAGTGATTTGTCGGTCAAAGGTTCTTGAACGTTCAACACAAGGAGGAATCAAAAATGGAAACCACTGCTAAGATCGCCACTATCATTGAAAACGTGAATCAATGGATTGATGCTGAAACCGATCCGCGTAAGATCACGCTTATGAAGCAGGCCCTTGCAGGATTGAATAGCTTATTAGCCATACAACCGCCGGCCCATTTAAAAAATGTCGCACTCGAAGCGGCCAATGCGATCATTTCAAAACTGAACGCCAGGCTCAATGAACTCGATTGTCCACGGACAAAAAAGATTAACGAACTTCATCGATCTGGACGAATCACGAACAAAGAAAGAGACTTCCTTTTCAAATTCTCAGAAGTTCTCCTAGAAGAACCAGGGTTCAGTGATGTTGAGCTCAAAGACATTGAGTTCTCCTCCATGCAGGAACGGAAAGGCATTCTCGGTTCTCTGGTTAAGAAAGGATTGCTAGAGACTCACGCAATGGATTGCGATTGGGAAACGTTGGAGCTTATTTACCCAGCCGGGGAGCTGTATGGCCCGTTTTACGGGGTTGATGATTCGCAATATTGCGAAGAGTGCGGAGATTGTCCGCCGCCTAGCAGTACAAAAGAAAAAGCCCATCAGGTTGTCGCCCGATGAGCCTTTGAAAAAAAACAAACACACGGACATTATACCACGGGCGCGACCAGGTGTCGCGTCCACTACCACAGGAGGGGAACAGCATGAATGAATTGGAAGTTATGGCCCGTATCAACAAGCTCAATGACGAATTGAAAAAGCTGGACAACGTTTCTCCCACGACACAATGGGGCGATGGGTACCTAGTCGGGATTAGGTACCGTATAGAAGATGAGATCAAATTTCTCAAACAAACCCTGAAGGAGGCTGGCAAAGTTGGATTTTAAGATCATCGTCCAATGCCCGGCTACAAGAGAGATCAAACCCTATAAGATTAAATCCGCCCCATCCTGCGAATGGGCGCGTGAAGTAGCTCGGATCGTGGCGGAGGCGACAGTTGGTCAACCTGTTTCAATCATCAAAATCATCAAAATGGAGGCCAAGCATGAAATACGCCAACTATAGCATCTCAGAGTTGAAAGAAGAGCTGGCAGCCTTGGAGCATGATTTGGTTTCTACAAAAGAATTTCTGAAATACTTTCCCGATGACAATGAAGCTAAAAGAGATCGAGCATTTTACATCGTTGAAATCGCTGTTATTAAGGCTTTGCTAGATGCTCTGGAACAGCCAGTTATAAGGAGGAATTGAAATGCGCTTTACTATCAGGATCAGCAAAGTGGTAGGCTCTCAAAGTTTATTCGTTGTAGGGGCTACGCTTCCTACTCGATCCGACATCGACCAAATGTTTTATTACTTGCGTAATGTTTACAGCATTACGCCAACTTACAGCGACAACGACTTTTTGGTTGATTTGTATCATGACGACGATCTGGTTGACACGTTCGTAACAGATACAAAAGGTGCAAGAGAGATTGATAAAAGGCATTTCGCCTCTGTCTAATACCAAATACCAATATCAGGAGGAAATATCATGGAAAGAAAAATTTGGGAAGAAAAATCAAATGTAACAATCCCGTTGGAGTATTTTGACCATCTTCGGTGGGCCCAAGAAACATACTTTAGCTTGTGGGGCAAAATCGAAAGCTGTTTCGAGTGGGACGAAGAAAATGAAAGGTGTGTGGTAAACATCGGCAGATTGGTAGAAGTTGTTTGCCCGGAACATTTTGATGGAGTGGAAACATGTTATGACAACGTAAATCAAGATTGAAACGGCCCCGCCCCGGCCTAATGGGGCGAATTCGAATATAGGGAGCAGATATTGATGAAGAAACAAATCGTTTTGACTATGGAAGAAGCGCGGGAAGTGGCTATTGCTATCGGACAATTTAGGGAATTGCTGATTCGCTCAACCAACCTAGACCCACAGAAACGAAATGAACGGCTGGCTGAGTTACGGGAGTTGGCGGAACTGATGGATAAAAAGATATATCTGGAAAGCGTTGAACGGTGCAGCGTTTGCGGAACAAAGGAGGAAGAAATGTGAAAACAAAAGATAAAATCTATTGGTCAATCTGGATTATTTTCTTCTGTTCGGTTCTAGTGTCGTTCAGCCACACTATCGAATGGTATAAGTCCGCTGGGTTTACTACCCCTATTGATTTTTTAAACAGGATTTTCAATGGAACAATTGTGGAACGGTGGTTCGGGGAGAACATCTTTACCCATGCGCTGTTCGCAACAGTATCAGCAGAAGTTTCATTTAGCGTTGGATTGTGGGGGCTGTTCGATGCGTATCAAAAAGAAGGAAAATTCCCAAAGGATAAAAGACACGTGTTTACATGGCTCACATTCCTTGGCGGCTTGTTCATTGTCGCCTGTTCGAACGTAGGAAGCACGTTAGGCTATAACTACCTGTTCGGTAACCCGCACAAGGGATGGATTCTCGGGCTGTCGATGCCCTACAATATTTTGTCCGCGATTTTGGTTATGTTGAGTCGAACGTTGCCCGAACCTACAAACGAACAAACATCGAACAACGAACAAAAACTAATCGGATTTGCCCGAACAGCAGGAACAGCATTCAGCGCTTTTCGTTCTGCTATACAAAAGACGCCGAACAACGAAACGAACAATAATGATGAAACAAACCGCGTCGAACAAATTGGTCATAAAAACGAACCAGCGTCACCGAATATCGAACATTTAAATAAATCTATTACTTTGCCGGAACGAATCGAACAATATATGATCGAACGTCAACCGGCGAACGAATCCGAAACATCGAACGCTGAACAACACGAACAACAAACGACAGAACATCAACTGACGAACAAACATCAATCAGAAGAGCGAAACGAACAACATGTGTCTGAAGCGAACAACGAACTTAGTTCGTCCGAAACTAAAAGAAAACACGAAACGAACAAAACTAAACTTTATGTAGTAAAGAACAAACGAACAAAAAAAGACGAAATAATCGAGTATGTGACTGGTCTAATGAAAGAAAACAAAACATTCAAAGTGACAGAAGTGGCTAACAAATTTAATTGTGCTAAGTCCACGGCATCGGTCGCAATAAAAGAAGCCGAACAAAAAATGGCTCAATAAACATAACGGGGGCGACACCGTCCCCCGTTCAAGGAGGCAATGAAATGGCAGAATATAAACTTACATTGAATGAGTCGAAAAAATGGGATAGAGAACTGAAAGCTTACTTGGAATATGTTGCTGCCGGTAACATCGGCGGATTTCTGAAAACGCTAGTTGAAGCAGACAAGCGGGAGCGAGAACGACGGGAAGCCATGAAGTTAGAACTAGAATTGTTAAGGAGGAAAGACGGTGGAAGAAAAATTGAATCGACTGATCCAGTCGGAAGCATTTAAACCAGTACTGATGGTAACTTTGATCTTCGCCGGCTTCGCTATTTGCCGGCTCGAATCGGCAGCCACACACCAAAATAGTGTGGCTGCATTGGAAAAACGCGTACGTCTCGAAAGATTAGCTGAAAAAAAGAGAAAGGCCCTGACTGCCGATAAAATCAAAGGCCTTGATGGAAAAATAACCACCTTCCAAGTTAAAGGAAATACGGTCACTGCAACACTAGAGGCAAAAGAAAGCTTTACCAAACGCCTCACTAAAAAAGGTGCCTATAAGGATACAGCGCGGCTCATGAAACAATGTTTCTTGTACCCACCACAGAATATCATGAGCGTCACAGTCAAAGTGACGCACGACGGTGAAACGCTAGGAACGATCCAAATGGTACGTGAAGAAGCCAGGAAATTCGATTTCGACAAAGGATGGGAGGGGTGGAAATGACGTGGCAACTATTTTGGCTGTTTATGATATTCGTTCTGGTTCCGGTTGGCGTTATCGTAATAAGTTTCTTAAAACTGATTGATTTGATCATCAAAAAAAGACGGTCTTAGCCGTCTTTTCTTTTTATATCTTCTTCAAACAACTCCACCATTCGGTTGATGATCTGTTCGTCATTCATTTTGTACTTTAATATCCACATGTCGAGCCTTCTAAGTTCCAATAAACGCGAAATGTAAAAGATTCGGTCAATCACCTTGGATTGACTGCGTCCTGTTTCCTGCGCATACGTTGCCGCATAATTTTTATTTTCTTTTAAAACAGTATTGTTAATCTTTGTACGCGGGCCATTTGGATTTAGTGCCATATAGTCAAGCCCCTCCTTTTTCTTCATATTATCACCCATAAAAAGTCGCGCCAAGTTCTTGCACGTTCCAGAACTAGGTGATAATATTGAATTAACTTAATATTGGGAGTGATTGAAGAATGTTTGACAGAGTAATGGAGATATTATTGTCTGTTTCCCAGTGGAAAGGATTCGCTACAATCATTGCTTGGGTGTTATTAGGTCTAATGGGTATCACACTGTACCATGTAATTAAAGCAGCTTATAAAGGAAACAGCGCTGTAGGAGAAGTGAAAAAGTTCGCCTTCAATACACTGCTAATTTGTAGCATCTTCGGCATTGCTATTTGTATCGTGAAGTTTTCCGAACATCTACAAATCGGCCTTCTTAATCTTGGCGACGGCGGCGGAGAAGCCCTCGTCGAAATAACGGAAGAGATAAAATGATTAAATCAGCTTGGGGGATCATGCACCTAGTCGATGTCGAAATTATCCCGATCCTTTCTATATTGTTGGTTATCATCGTTCTTTTCCGTACACAGGACATTAGAAAAACAGCGTGTTTGCTAATAGCATTATCTTTGACATCACTCATATACTTCACCATCTTTTCCCTCCCCGATCCTGAGTTACTTCAAACACTCAAAGATGGATTGAAGAAATGAAAAAGACTCTCCGACTGGAGGGTCTTTTTTTATCTCATGACACCTAGTTTTATTAGCAACAACACAAAGGCCCCTATAGTCGCCGGCAACGCTATTCCTTTTAGTAGCGCTAGACCAGTTGAGATAATGAAACAAAACCCGGCTACCCCAACACCTGATAAAACGATCAGGCCTTCTACCTTCCAGAGTGTCGGGGACACTTTCGTAACTCGATGACCCTGGAGGGAATGATAGAGCCACCACACCATCAGCCCCCATAGGTGGAGCCTAAGTAGACAAAACCCCAGGAAAGAAATTGTCAGGCCAATATCCACGCCTTTTTCATAAATGAGATTGAGCATCTTTGTATCAAAGTCGTATTTAGACCAAATCCACACCATCGCCGCCCAAAATACAATAAATAAAAACTTTTTCAATGTTCGATCACCTCGAACCAATTTTATCATTTTGGTGGTTGAACGTTCAAGAACTATATTGTATAATGAGAATAGTTAGAAAATAGGAGGTGATCACATAATGGCTGATCCGCCTTGGTCATAGAAAAACGCCCTTACCAAAAGGGTAGGGGCGCCTAGAAAAAACAGCTATCAACATTATACCACTTTTTGCTCTGGCGGGAACATCTGATATTCCTTGTCTTGATAGGTTATCTTCACCGGGGATACCGGAAAGTCAACAACATTTGACCACAACCACTGGACAATGGGGATTACGTCAGCAATGTGCCCGCTGAAATAACGTCCGGCGTATTGGAAAACAGCACCTTGTCTTTCTAGTTCGGGGTTAAAGGTGCAATCGGCAAAAAATTTAGCTGCAATCGGAGGATACCCAAGCGCTTTGCCAACGGCTATGTAGTATTGATAACTGTATATTTCAGCTCCATTTAGGTCTAAAAGATACTGTTTTTTTAAACTTTGCTTGGCAAAGAAAAGTGTTGCGCGGTTTTTTATCACTTCAACTGATGGGTAGCCCGTTTTTTTAAGATGATCAAAGTGTTCCTTGTCATGATCACAAAAATATGCGGGTTTGTACCCTGCCAAAAAAGCATTATATGCATTCAAAAACATCACCTCAAGGGGGAATTTTGATGAAACTAATGTGGATTTTCGTTCGTATGGCGGTTCAGTGGCACTGTCCGCGTCTGGGGTGTGATGGGCAAAAAGAAACAAGAAACGATTTAATACGTCCAGAATGCCCGAAATGCGGCTGCCCAATGACAAAATCCTGATCGATCAAAGTTTCTGCAACAAACACAAAAAGCCCTTCACGATAAAAGGCCCCAGCGGTCGGAAGCCGCCGGGGCCACTTATATTGAAATTCTTTCCAAACGACAAACCCCTGCGGCGAAAATAATTTGTGAGGAATTAACCCACTTGGTGAGAGAGGTGGAGACAGGCTATTTTGACGTACTTGATAAATAACGACTTTAAAATAGATAAAAATAGATAATATGTAGCGCGGGCATCACGTCTCGCGCTTTTTTATTGTGATCTCATCGGCCTGATCCAGCACCGCTTTTTCGACTTTCTCTTTGATGATTGCTGGGTAGGCGGTATCCACCACAAACGCGCCATTAACAGTAACGCGATACATTGGTTTAGGTGGGAACAGCTTGGCCCGTGTCTGCGGCCCCACTATGCCATCAGTAGCCAGGCCGTTGGCTTTTTGAAATGAGATTACAGCCTTTTGGGTATCAGGCCCGAATATGCCATCAACCTTAATTCCCAGCTTGGCCTGCACCTCTTTCACATCCTCCCCTCTCATCATCGGGCTGGTCAGCTTCAATAAACGCGGCCCGGTCGAGTCGGCAGGCGCTCCCGATCCATCCCCCTTAATCAAATTAATGAAGCTATCCCATTTTGGGAGTATTCGAGCCGGGCAGTTCTTACCGCTCCAATGCTTATGGGGAACTACTCGACTGATAGGGATATTATGGCGGTTCATCAATTGGCGCACCAACCATGCTGCATTCTTCTTAGCCTTCTCAAAATCACCCCCAGAATTAACGCATATCTCAATTCCAATGCTCTGCCTGTTCCCAGGGCCGTTTCCACCATCTCCGGCATGCCAACCTACTTCATTGTCCGGGAGAGACTGCCAAATTTCACAATCATCAACTGTGTAATGCCAGGATGCAGTACGATCGTTGCCGCTTGCTTGAAGACGTGCATGCGCAGCAGCCGTTGCACCTGATGCGGTATTGGCTGTTTCGTGGATCGTAATATATCTAGGTGTCATTTTGATCCCTGGGCGAGTTTTGGTATTGCCCGCCGGAATAAATAGCTGTTTAATTTCCATCTTTTTTCCCCTTTCCTTTTAATACTTCAATAGCTTGCGTAATCCCGTCTGGGATAGGAATTCCCATTCGGCCCGCATTTTCAAGAATTGACAACCCTTCATTCAACAAATAAAAAATAACGGCCCCATCTCTCAGGACGTGACCGTTACCTAACATTTGATCAGCCATATTTGCAACTGCTACAACAGCGCCTACTGATACAACTTTTCGAGCGATTCCTGCTGCACCGGTTCGGCTAGATAGTTTTTTCTCCTTCCCAGCGGCAAAAAGGCCTGTCACAAAGTCAACCCCCATCAAAATGACCAAGGTCAACATTCCTTCTGTCCAGCCGCCCCATAGATACAAGGCTACACCCCCGCCACCTGCAATAACTGATTTTATAATGTTTTCCATTATAATTGGCCCCCTTGATTTTGACGCGTAACAAGCTGCAAGCATGCTTCACGCAACGCCTCTTCTTTCGTGTCCTTTGTGATATTCAGTGTTACTTTTTCGTTTTGATACAAGTCCCACTTTCCTGTTTCTTCGTTGAACTCGCAATAGACTAACAGGTGAAAAGGCCAATCGGTACCATTTTGCGGGTCGATCTCCACGACAGATCGAGAAGACGACAAGTGATAGTATCTAAAAATCGGCTCAAATCTTTGCATCATCACAGTCCCCCTGTCCTCTTGTTTATATTGCTTAGTGTCTCACGGTGTTCTGCAATCTTCTTTTTGTCATTCAGACCGTACAACGGTGCTGGTTCAGTTCCTAGACGGATTTGAAAACTCTCCCCCCCATCGTTCACTGTTCCGCTGATCTCGCGGATAATGACATCATCAGTGCCACGTGGTGTTTTAACCCTAACAATATCACCTAAGAACCAGTCCTTTCTAAATTCCATGCCTTCAATGCTAATCACATCTGCTTCTATATTCACTTGCGTGGTTGACTTTCTAAGTTCGTCATAAAGATACGCCTTCAACTCTTGTACTTCTTGTGTGTGATCGCTAGTTGATGATCTCTTGTAGCCATTGAACTCCCTGAAGGCTTCACGATCACCATAGATGGCGCGCGTTGGCTCATCACCACTATGAATAAACACACGGTTTGGCCCTTCTCCTGATCCAGCTATCTGAATCATATTGGCCTCTGGCGCAGTTCTTGTACGGCGAATTCGCAAGACATTTCCTTGATCCTTAGAAAATATGATCGCCTTAGTTTTATTCGGGCACGCTTCAAAGTAAAAAATAATCCACCAACCCCCATATGTCCCGCCAAGCGATGGAACATATGCCATCTCAGCCCTCAAAACAATAGGATGGGACGGTTTCCAGACCGTACCGTCAGCATTATAAACAACGCTTTCCGAATAATTCACGATCTGTTGCAATATGTCCATCATCCTATCTCCTCTGGTTACTATCGGATTAGGGTTCGGAAAGGTAGAAAGATCACCGGAAGGGTACCGTTCTGAGCCGACATCGTTTGCTGAACCTGCATTAAATCTCACATATATCTGTGGAATTCGCCGCGTGGGATGAGCGTTTTGCCCCTTGTTTTGGCTAAAGATGTCATAAAAACACTCACTACTCGACCGGCTTGGTTCCCCAGGTTGCTGTTGACGGTCGTTTGGGGTATAGTCCGTATGGTTGCCTGCTGCGTCGCGCATAAACGGTGATTGAAAAATGCGCGGATGAGCAAGCGCTAATGATCGGTCAATGAAATCCATTTCATCCCCGCCGATGAATGTCATGGTTTCACCGGATTCATCGACTCCATATTCGTCGTCAAGTAACGGGCCGGAGAACAAATATTGACCGTTTCTCTCCACATATATGCCTCCAACCCCTTTGTTTCCGGGAATGAGAAGCCCCAAAAGTATCTCTGTGGACTCTGACTTGTAAGGGAGTGTCAGTATCCATTTACCCAGAGCGTTCATTCTCAAGGTATATTGAAGTGATATGAAGTCAGTTACCTCCCAAATGAACTTTAAATCAACATCTCGAACCCTAATGCGATATATTGGATGGTTCATATTACACCCCCCAATGTGGCTTTTCGATGTAGACATGATAGCGCCCGTTTGATTCAGCCCCGGCTATATCCACATCAATGTTGTAGTTCGTACTGTCATTCGGGATAGATTGAAACTTATTCGCTATTGAATCAATCGAAGAATAAACATTTGTTCCGTCGTCCAATTTGACCGTCCGTTTTCGCATATCAATAATCAACTTTCGCCCGGTCGGAACGGTATAGTTGATTTTCAACCGGCTGATCGATCCTTCCGCTGGCTCCTCTGTTCCGGTTTTCCAGACAGCTATGTCTGGGGCTGAACAAGGGCCGACAATAATGATTGGATACGCTTCATATGAACCGTCATTGGTATATCGCATGAAATTTTCCGTGCCCTCGGATCGGAAATCCACACTATACCAAAACGGATCGAATGCCCGGAAAGTAAGAATCAACTTCTGATAAAATCCAACACCCATCGTCTTGGATGACGTTTCACCTTCAAGCCCTTCTTTGTACCTACAATAAAGACGGCGCTCCGATCCGTCGGAATAGCGACAGTACAGAACACCATCTACGTTGATCAGCTTGTTTGTGAGGGTTCGAATTTTTGATCGCAAGTCTGACGGTGAAGAGCCTTCCACCATGATTCCCATTTCTATGTCCCGTGGCTGAATATCGGTATATTGGTACATGGAGCCCGGTTGAAAAGGAACGCGCTGCTCCACAAAAGAGATGGGCGGCGATTGAGCATTCACGAAATGATACATCAGCCGATATGGTCCGGTATTGTCGAATCGGATCAACTCCGTCCCTGGCGTCTCAGTGATGTTGTCATAGATGTATGAAACCGACAAATCATCGACATAAACAGAGTCCGAGCCTGTTGATGTTTTCCCATCCTTGAAATATTCAAATGTAAGTTTCCGTGCTCCCGTTACAGAAGTAGTGATAGCGCCCGGTGTCCACACTCCATATGAGCCACTGGTTATATAGTTGTGAACTAGGGAACCATCAAGATATACTTTCAAACCGTCAAACCCTTGTTCACAGTCCTGAAAGTAGTAGTAGTTGATCTGAATGTTCTTAGCGTAAGCAGGAATGGTGAACGAGATATCTATCCTCGCCTCCTGGCTTTGACCGGCCACATCACCAATATCCTGATTACATATCGAGTATGTTCCTGTCCTTGCTCTTACGTTTGTTCGTTGCCATCCCGTTTCGGTGCCGGCCATTGTTGACGGGTTGGTCACTGTGAAAAAAGTGTTTACTGTTGGAAATGTCTCGAAGCTATCCGATTGGATGACTGGCGAAGAGGAAGTATAGGAAATCGCCGGCTTCGTACCATACCAAAAATACGAAATCGTACTCACTCCAACCACTCCAATCTCCGGAGCGCGTTCATCATACTTTGTCCCGTTTGATCTCCGCTACCGTAGTTGTTGATTGTTATATTGTTGATACGTTCGGTTGTTTGCGGTGCGCTAGTCGTTGCGGTCATTGGAATAGTAGTTGTCGCTGTTGAAAACTGATCAGATACACGTTGGATGTCTCGGATCGCTGACTGAAGCCCCAACACAAAACCTTCACCGGTATATTCCCCTAACTCCATCATTACGCGGGATGGGGAATGGATTCCAAGAGCGCTTTTGATCCGGCTCTTGATTCCATTTGCGATTTCTGCCGCCTTTGCTAGCGCCCTATCTTTGAGACTCCCCAATCCGTTAATAAGTCCTTGAATGATGTTCTTTCCGATCTGCACCAGATCAATGCTTTTCAAGAAATTCACGATTGAATTCCAAATCTCTCTCACCTTACTTTTGGCGCTTTCAAGTTTTTGAGAGATTGTATTTTTCATACCTTCCCAAGTTTCGCCCGCTTTTGTTTTTAAGCTTTGCCAGATTTGAGATAGCCACGAACTAATCGAACCCCATATTTCCACCGCTTTCGCCTTGATCGTGTCCCAGTTCTGGTAAAGAAGGACGCCTATGGCAATCAATGCGGCTAATGCGGCAACAACGATCAAAACCGGCGCCGCAATCGCGGCAAAACTTAGCCCCAACGCCCCCGCAAGCCCAGCTATTGCCATAAGAATAGGAGATAGAGCCATAAAAATGCCCAATAAAATCCCGATGCCGGTAACAACGGCTGCAATTGTGGCGGCTAACTCAGGATTTTTTTGTATCCACTCAGCGATCCGGGTAACGAAATTGGCAATTTCAGTAAGAAGCGGGGTCATAGCTGTTTTCATCTCATTCATGGCCTGGGCAAACTGAACCATCGGGTCTTTGTCGAGCGTGGCAACGGATTGATTTAACTGATCTTGATTTGCTTTCAGGTCAACCACTTGAGTTTTTGCGCCACTGATGGTGTCGATGATGGCGGAGCCTTGGTCTTCCCACATCGTCCCGAAAATGGCAACTCCTAAGGCGTTTTGCTTTGTTTCGTCTTTTACTCCAGCAAGAGCAACTGCTACATCTTGCATCGCCTTCTTTCCTGCATCTCCCCCTTGGGCAACTGCCTGCCCCCATTTCTGCAATTCCTTTGCGGAAATGTCCGTTCCCTTCAACAACTCTTTGACGGATTTCGGCACCTCTTGACCAAACTCCGCAAGGCGGATTCTACCCTCTTTCAATCCATCAAGAAGGTTGTCAATGTTCCATGTACCAGTTTGAATTCCAGCGGCAAAAATGGCCTGGATTTCCTTCGCGTCATAGCCGGCAATTTTCAATTGTGTTCCATACTCCGAAATGATATCCAATTGATCAGGCGGAAAACCCATCTTTAAAAGGGCATTTACTAAACCCAACGCCTCATCATTTGAAATCTCGAAAGCCTTTGAAACCTCGTTTGTTTCCTGAATCAATTCGGCAAAATCAACTCCAGCATAAGCCCTTGCCATAGCAGCCGCCCCTTTGACAATACGGGCGTTCGCTTCATCGCTTGCGTTGGCGTTCAAAGTCCATTGACGCCGAACCCCTTCAAGCGCCGTTTCTTGGTCATCAATGTAGCTAGTAACCGTTTTGACAGACTCTTTGACGGCGGCGATTGATTCCGACGACACATCCATGGAAATCTCGATGTTTGTATTTAGCGACGCCGAATCCAACGCCGTGACCACGGCTCCAGCGATCCCGCCACCCGCGGCGAGGCCAGCGATTGCCGCCCCCAATTCGGAAACAGCGCCTTGGGCGTCATTCGCTTCTTTTTGAACTAGGTTCAAATCCGTTTTCACATTGTCCACTGATTTGCCATCGTCCAGGGTGGCGATTTGTTGTTCCAATTGTTTCAGTTGGGCCTCAGTGAACTGGATTTCCCGGCGGAATGCGCGGTATTGCTCCCCGCTGATCTTGCCACTTTGGAATTGCTGTTCCACCTGCTGTTGTGCGGATTTGAGGCGGTTCAATCGCTCGGTGGTGTTTTGAATCTGCTGATTGAGGAGTTGTTGCTTCTGCGCCAGGGCTTCAGCGTTGCCTGGGTCAAACTTCAATAAGCGCTCCACATCACGCAATTCCTTCTGGAGTTCGCGGCTCCGCTGGTTTACGTCAGAAAGTGCCTTGTCTAAACCCTTTGTCTCTCCATCTAATTCAATCGTAATCCCTTTGATCCGTTGTGCCATATGCTCACCCCTTCCCACATCAGAATGAATCGAAATCGGCTTGTGTGGCTCGTCTTGCTGGGCCTTTTCGCTTCTTTGGATTGTTCATCTCGATGTATTCTTGAACGTAATCAAGACACATGCCGATCGTCATTTCTTCCAAATCATCACGTTGCAACCCACACTGACGGCTAATCAAAAGGAACGTAGTCGTGGAGAGCGGCTCCCCACGATCCGTTCCTTGGGCTTCATCTATTTTTTTTTAGATTGAATGGTTGAAAGAATCATATCCTGCAATGCCGGGATCACATCGATCATGGGAAACTCATCAAACTGATCCAACCAAGTGATGGGATCGGGAATGGTCGGGTCGGCAGTCTTTGCCATCGTCCAGGCGATGTTGTAAAACACCTCAAAATCCAGCCCTTCCAAGTCCTCACGCTTGATTTTTGATGGCTCCAAATTTCCCAACTTCTCCAATGCGCCCATTTTGAAGATTTCCGAGAAAAAATCATTCCCAAATTGGGCTTTGTACCGGAGCGGGAAAGCAGCGGTGGCCTTGAAACGAACCTCTTTCCCGTCAATGATGATGGTTTTTTCCATGTTCAATCACTCCGATGATTACGTTGTTTTCACATAGACAGCGTCATACCACGCATCATAAACAGCCGCTGGGGTCGTTTCCGTGGTCTTGGTCTTGACCGCTCCGTCTGTAGGGCGCGGGCTGGCGATAAAGGTCAACTCATTGGGCGTCGGTTCCACGGTATCCGTTTTTGTCGCCCCCGTGATCGTCGGGCGATTGGCCGCACAGTTGTATAAGACATGGCGTGTCGCCTTCACATCCCCGTCAAACTCAAACAGAAGAGCGAACGGCTTCCCTTTCAACGTCACTTTCTCCGTAAGAACCATGTCCGTTTCGTCTTTTTCCTCGCCCAAGCAATCCACTGCAAACTGTTCAGGAATCACCGCTATGCTCAAGGTTCCCTCGTACCCCTGATTGTTCCCAGCGCTGTAGTACAAAACGTCGTCGGCGTAGAATTCCACCATATCCCCACGCGGCTCGAGTGATAGTTCAACCGCCCCCGGAATCGGAACGGGTGTATCATAGGTGATCGTCCCTCCTGTCCCGACTGTGAAAGTGGCGTAGTGAACGTTTTTTAAACCAAACTGAACCTTGTTTGTCATTCAGATCACTCCAATCTCATATACTTTTTGGAATAACTTCTCGCTTTCTATATAGGTTTCGCTGGTTTCATATGCCAAGTCGTGGGCATCTAACAAAGTTTCTAGCATAGCTTCAGCTTGAAAGTCTTTTTTGTTGGTGTACAATTCGATGTTAATATTGCGAATCCGTTGCCAAGTTCTATTGTCAGCGTAGAAATTCGATGAATCAAACTCCTTATAGGTGAGGAAAGGGATACTAGGAGGTTCACCGACAAAATGAGAATAGGCGACAGGATATCCCGTCGCCTTCAAGATTTGAACAAGTTCTGATAGAGTCATCCGCGGATCACCTGCTCAACGCGCCTGATGAATTCATCAATGGCTTTCTGTTCCGCTGGGCGGATATGAGGAATACCAGGAACACGTCCGCCACCGCGTTTAGCGTGGCCATGCTCAAGGAGGTGCGTGATCTGATAGTTGGTTGCGTTGTGAACAACTTGAGCCGTTCCGACTTTTTTCACTCGCCATCCTTTTCCATAATCGCCGGTCAACTTTGGACTGATCTTCCTCAGTTCCTGAACAGTCTCTTCGGCAACTTCCTCTTTGGCTTTCTCCAATCCCTCTGTGACTTCGTTCGTATACTGACGGAGTACCTTTGCGATCTTATCAGCTATTCTCATTTCCGATCACCTTCTCACCCGTCAGACGTATCTTTTCACCCTTAATCTGAGTGCGAATGATTTGATATTCAATACCTTCATACCTAAATTTTGACTCATCTTGATACTCAAAAGTATATATTTCAAAGCGTTTTTCAGCTTTCAACCCTTGAGATGCAGCCTGATAGTATTCACTCGTGCTAATCTCAAATTGATTAGCAAACACTTGACGCGACGATTCCTGCTCGATCTGATTCCCTAATTCATCTTCAACAATCGTGACAGAGATCAAGTCAATAATGTCATGGTGTCTCATCCGTTGACACCACTTTGTAACCGCTGGATAGGCTCAACTCTTGTCTCATCAAGTCATATGATGCGAGAAATCGTTCCGCTTCGGGGTTATCATATCCGAAATTCCCCTTGCAATATACGATGATGGCACGACGAACAAGAGGCACATCATCAACATTTACTCGCGTTGGTTCAACTCCGGCCCGGATGAGATCAGCACGCGCCGCCGCAATCAAATCGCTAATTTCCGAATCGAAAGCGCTGCTAGTAATGCGCAACGCTAATTTCACATCATCCAACAGCGCCATTCTTTTCACCACCAGGCTTCTTACGCACTTTCGCTCGCCGTCTTTCCTCTAAAAAACCCTCTTTAACCAAAAAGGCAACCCTTTCCCCATCTTCATGGGTATACGAGTCGCCTATTTTGTATGGTTTCATATTGTCGGTTCTGTCAAAGAACGGTCTGATCACTAGAAACGGCATTCAATCCCCCCTCCTATACAGCGGACGCCTTTTTAAGCACAACCAATGAGTTTACATCCACGGCCTTACCGTCCACGATCATGATCGCTTTAGTAACAAGGTCATCTGTTTCATTGTCCTCGTACTTCTTCACGCCCATCTGATAGTTAGTGTTTAAGATGTAGTCTTTGAAGTTGAACAAAAAGGCGAACGGACTACCAGTTGCCGCCGTAGAAAAACTATCCAAGTAGTTGCACAACACTACATTACGCCCCAGCAAGGTACGCTCTGGGCGGCCACTAATCCCATAATTCACACGTGCAATGGGTTGGCCTGAACTGTCCACCATACCTACGAAACTCATGAACGTCTTTTTGGTCATCACCCAAACAGCATTGGCCTCATATTCCAGCGGCAAAGCTCCTTCAGCATCAACCAAAGTCTTATAATCGAGTTCTGCAACATCAAAAGATTGGCCGGCGGGTGGAGTTTCGGATAAAATACCTTTTGGTTGTCCTGTGCCAGTTCCGCTGATGATCGCCTGTTCAACTGCTTTTGTCATTGCCTCAACAATGTTGTTGATCAAAGTGGTTTCAAAAACCGGCAATGCCATCGTATCGACTTCTAGCGTTACCGACACTGCACAGCGCAATTTATGATATGCAAACTGGATGCTTCCAGTCGGTTTCTTTTGTGTGTCGCTACCTGATCCCTCTGCAACCCAGGTTGCAACCGGTTTGACGGTTGAGGTGGGAACGGTCACTCCTCCTTTGATCGCAGTACGGGTAACAAGCGGGAGAATCATGCCTGTCGCTTCGAGTTTCTCAATGATCCGGTTTAGAACAGTTTCAGGGATGACAGAACCCACATCCGTTGTATGTGTGACTTGGTTGGCGCGAAGCTCAGCAGGAATTTGTTCGCCACGGAGAACGAAATTCATAAACGCTTTCCGATACTCAAGTGAGTCGGTGCCAGGATCGCGTTTTTCTGGTTTCGAAGTGTTAAAAGTTTCGATAGTGCGTGTTTGCACTTCACCTTTTTCAATCTGTTTTGTCTGCATAATCAAACGTTGGCGGATTTGTAACTCTTCTAACTCTGCGTTTAGCTCCCTGACTTCTTTTTCAAGTGCTTTCAAATCGACTTCTTTGCTGCGTTTCTCGTCCTGCAAAATTTCATTGATCTCAGCTTTGCGTTTTTTGATCTCTTCGATACGATTCATTACAAATCACCCCTATAAATTGTTCAAAATATAAATTCTTGCCTTGAGTTCTTCATGCTCCTGCCTGATCGGATCGTAACCTCTAGCATTCACTTCGCTATCTGGGTATGCAGGGAAAGCAACAACACTCACCTCTAAAAGTTTGGCTTTGGTCACGGTTCTAAGCGGCATATCATCTTCCGATTCTTCTAAGTCGTGGCTGATCATCTGAAAGCCAAAACTTACTCCATCCACATCACCCCTTTTAATTGACTTATAAGCGTCTTCACCCAAGGTTGTGTCCGGTAAATCTAATTCAAAACGTAGGCCAATGTCATCTTCTTGCAATCTCAGTGTGTTATTTTTCGTTCTTCCAAGTACCTTTGAGGTATCATGTGACCACAAAAAACGCTGGTCGTCATTGACCAGCGATTCAGCAAAAGCGCCCTTCTGAAATTGTTCGCGAAACTTACGAAAATAGCCCAGCACATGTGACTTCATTCCCCATTTGACAGCGTAACCTGTTAATGTGCGCCCCCCGCTTTCACTCTCCCGTATTTCCATTTTCTCCGTCAAAACTTCCCTGGTCTCCATTTTGTCCATCAGGATCACCTCCCTCAGTAACAGGTGCTGTGTCAAGCCTTCTTATTGGCTTATCCCCTCCTTCGATTGGTGACAGATTAAGTATCCTTCGCCACTCGTTTGGCGTTAACGCACCGCGATCAACCATCCTTTCCAATCCTAATTTTGTACTCATTGATGCATATTGTAAGCTGATCGACTCAAACACAATCCGGTTTCCGTACCCTCTTTCACGCTTAGAAAAGAGCTTACGGGTATATTCATTTGCTAGTTGTATCGCCACCGGTTCAATAACTGATTCATAATAGGCATTCCACTCGTCTTCTGAATATAGACTCTGAACGATCTTCTTATTGGTGTTGAAAAAATCATAGATTCGCTCAGTTGTGGCAGCCATTTGCTTATCATTTGGTACGAAATTATCCGGCTTAACCTGCTGCGCATCAACCTTCGCATCAACCGCCGCAGCTCCTACGGTGCTACTGTCTGACGACAAAAAGTCACTTACAAACCTTTCGGTCTCCGTTTTAACGTCCTCAGGTCTCAATGTTTGGTTAAACTTCAACAACCATCGAATCATATTTGAATTTTTGATTGCTTTAACCATGCCCTGGTCAATTGTTCTCACAACTTCCATTAGACTAGTCAAAACTTCTTGTGGACTATCACCAAACATGTTGTGTTTGTTGAAATCTTGTCGAAGATGAATGACGTTTGCATAAGATGCTACTAACTGTTGCCCATCTTCAAAGAAAAAGCGGAGAAATATATCCCCGTTTTGCCCTTCAAGCATTTCAACTTCAGTTGCAGGGATAGGATAAATTTCTGTTGGTAACAAGGTCTCTTCATCCCGTTTGATTAGCGCGAAGGCATTATTGTTCAACTCCAATTGTACTGCCAATTTCTCCTGCAACATTTGCCCGCTCATCAAAGGGTTGGGGTCTTGTAACAACATTTTTATATTTAAATCAGGGCTATCTACAAAGCCATTAGCATTTTCTCTAATATGTTTCCCAACCAGTTTACCGATTGCCCGCGCTTTTGGACGAATACACGCCCTCACAATGTCGCTTTTGTAGATAGTTCCGTCCCAAGAATAGAAGCCGTCGCCTAGATCGGTAATCAGTTTATATGCAGTTCCAACTGGTCGTTGCTTCACCAACTTCCCAAACATCCACTCAATCAGCCCAATCGCAACCACCTCCCTTAAATCATATTAATATAGTCGTTCAGTTTATCTTGAAGCACGACATACGCATTTAGCATCGCCACAGTCCCATCAATCCGACGACGTTGGTTACTCTTAATCGGTTGGATATTATCATTTTTGTCGACATCAACCGATGTATTAGAAAGGCACCACTTGGTAATTGGGTTATTGTTGTAAACAATCTTTTTTGCTTCCAGATCAGCCCCTAACTTTTTCATGGGTCCGGAAAGAGTTTTTTTCCCTTGGATGACCGGGACCATTACTTGTTTTCCAAAGGTATTTTCCATCTCTTCTACCCAGTATTTTGCTGACCAGGAATCATATCCAACCCAGGATAGATAAACATCCTTTTCTCTCATCACTTCGACAAACCATTCGGTTACATATTTCGGGTGAACGCTGTTCCCCGGGCAGGTACGGAGTAGTCCTTGCTCATGCCAGAGATCATAGGGTATCTTATCCTCCCTTGCCCGCTTCTCCAGCAAATCTTCGGGCAACCAGTACATATGATCAAAATAAATTTTATCGTTGCCAGGGACCATGAACAGAACGCAAGCAGCCGTCAAGTCTGTTGTACTGGAAAGGTCCGCTCCGCCGATCCCATAGCGCGGTTTAAGCTTGGATATATCAAATGTTTCTTTGTTGTCGAGTTGTTCAAAGGTAAGCCAGGCTTCAGTTGTTGTTTCCCGAACATTGAAATCCTTTGTCAGCAAGTTTTTTACTAACAAAGGATTTGCTTGGGCTTTCTTCACCTTTTGGCGTAGCTGGTCAATGCTTTTGATCGTTCCCAGCCCTGGATTTGCTTTTTTCCATGCCTTTTCATCCGTCCATTCGTTCCGCTCATCCAGTTCATAGATAATTGGTAACACACGCTCATCCTTGTATCCGTCCGGATCGTCATAACCATTAATGATCCGCTCAGCTTCGTCATATTTGATGTCGAATATCCCCTCACGAACGGTTCCGGCTGTTGTCGTGATGATTGAAAGCGGCTGCTCACGAGCTGACATCCCGTCAACGATAACGTCATACAAGTTCTTATCCTCGATTGCGTGTAATTCATCAATAAGAGCACAGTGAACATTGAGTCCATCAAGTGTATTACTGTCGCTTGAGAGCGGCTTAAAGGATCCATCGTTAAAATCACTGATCAGTTCGGCGACCAGCGTCCGGATCCGCTTGGAAAGTACCGGTGATTTCTTAACCATCCGCTTTGATTCCAGCCAGATGATTTTTGCTTGGTCTTTTTTGGTCAGTTGTGTTATCGCAAAGGCTTTTTATCCTCTGCTTCCGGAGGTTTCCCCCATACCCTTTCGGGATACGGTCGGTCAATTCCGACCCGGTTCGGCGTACATTTTCAACCAACAAAAAAAGCAACCGCATTGTTGGTTGCCGGACACTCTTGGGCGGATTATTGCTCCCTTAACGCTCACCGCCTACGCTCTACGGTGCGGGGTGGTGTACCCCGTTACCTCGGTGTTAGCATATAAGTATTGGTTTCTTATTTGAATGATCTCTATATTATTTTCTTTTAAGCATTTTCTTATGCTATTGCGACTCATGTTCAACATTTTTGCAATTTGATTTGTTGAATAACCTTCTTTGTATAATTCGATAGCACGTTTTCTTTTCGCTTCTTTGTATTCTTCTTCCCTATTCTTGATATACTCATTCAATTCACTGTTTACAAAATCCCATGTCTTTAAGTTTTTGATGTTATAAACGACATGAGTACTAACCCCAAGTGCCTTGGCTATTTCCTTAATATCCATATCGCAATAAAGAGCCATTTTTATTCTTCTTGCTGTTTCTCTTGTAATAACTGAATTGTTATTTAATTCACCTTTATTCTTTTCGCTCAGTTTTTCCTTTACTGATTCTGGTAATTCTTTACCGTAGTTCCATGGCTTTCGGCCTTTATGGATTATGGACAATTTTTTTCTTGCTTCTTCACTCAATTTCCTTCCTTTATTCGCCCTTGAAATTTTCATCTTTGTTTCTTTAGAAACTTTTCTTCCGACACAAACGTGACCATAGCGCCGATAATATTCTTTTAGGGCTTCGGAAATTTTCCGCGTTGCCTCGCCAGTGTGCTTTTTTCCATAAAAACCATTGTCTTTACCATACAAAACACATGTTGTTGTTCCTCTAGAAACGTTATATCCAATTTTTCTTTTGTATGGTTTTAGTGTACTTAGATAGTATTTTTCTCTTTCTCGCAATTCTTCGTTACTGACACCATCCAAAAATTCAATGACTTCAAACTCAAAGTTATCCTCGCCATACTTATTCCATGCTCTTTGCAAGTGAATTGAATGATGTTTTTGTTTTCTTAATGCATTTATATGGTCTCTCCATCTATCTTTATAATCTAATGTGCTACCGATATAGAATTTTCCGTTAACCTTATTCTTGATTTTGTATATGCATGGTCTCAATTTGTTTCACCTCAAACAAAAATTATAAACACACATATACAAACCAAGGAACCAATACTTACTTAGCCTTCACCGATTTTGCCCGGTTTTAAGCCGCCACCGCTCTAGCGGCTGATACAACTTCCGGCCCTGCCTCTCCATCAGCAACCAGCATGTAAAGCGCAATGGCTGATCCAAGCGCTGATTTCCCATTCTTCCGCGCAACGATAAATAACAATTCCCGATACTTCCGGGTCCCGTCGATCTTATGAACAAACCCAAACAAAGCGGCAACCATGGCCTTTTGCCAGAGTTCAAGGATAAACGGCTTTCCACCCATTTTCCCCTTGCTGTGCTTGCAAAAGTTTTCAATAAACTCAATAGCATGGTTCGCTCTCTTTGGGTTATACTCCCATTCGCTGTTTTCGTCGTTTAGAGCATCGACAAGCTTTTGGTATACTCTCCGAACCTTACGAGATACAACTTCTTTACCGGATTTAATCTTCTCCCAATACTCTAAAATCGGATTGTAATCAAGCGGATACCTAATCACGAGACATCACGAAAGCCTCAAAGCCGTCACTTTCTTCCTTTGGCTCGTCCTTCGGCAGCAGATCAGACAACTGTTTAATAATGCTTTGATAGTTTTTATTCATCGTATTGTACAGACGGGCAACAGGCCGCTCTCGTTCATACGGTTCCATCTTTTCAGATTGCGTGAACATCTCGACAAAGCCGTTTTTGTCCAAGTCCACTTCCATATCTTCGAGCGTAACCCGCATATATGCCGCCCGCCGAATTAATCCGTCGACAACCTGCTTCTTATCTTTGGGCAAATCCTTGTAACTCCGGCGTAATCGCCTTTCCTCCTTGGAAATCCGTTCATCTTTAGTCAGTTCCTTTTTTCTCGACACAAAATCACCTGCCTTTCTTGCCTCCTCAGGGACCCATTTTTAGGGTAGGGGGGTCACGCGCGAGGCTTGTGTGTTTTTCGAAGGTGCCCCCACCGGTACCACCGTGATACCCATTTTCACTTTGAAGGGGGGGGCTATGCCTTCACAAGGTTGCCGGATTCATCAAACATCAACCCATCTCTGATCGGAGAATATTTTTCGAAATGTTCCTTGTTATGGCAATCATGACAAAGAAGCTCAAGGTTCTCCCAATTCAACGACACGTCAGGGTCATTGATGTTGTCTGGTGTTAGATATTTCTTATGGTGAACTATCTTCCCTAATCCGCCGCAGCGTTCGCATATTCCATGTTGTGACACAAAATAAGCGTCACGACATTGCCGCCACGCCTTCCCTTTGTAAAATGATTCCGCCCATGATTTCAACCCCTATCACTCCAAACAAAAAAGGCACCGCTCAGGATGCCTTCATTTTCTTCTTTGGATTCCACATCAATTTACAGGTTTTACAGGTCTTGATCTTGTAGAACATCGGCACAAACGAAAGAGGCGCCAACAACAACAGGAAAAAAGCAATAATCCATAACGGCCAAAACAAAATGCCTGCCACAAGAAATATGCATCCACCAAGTGCAAGTGGAATCATGGTTATTGTGCTACGCCAATAATCCCACGTTTTAATTTGTTTGCTACCACAACGTGGACATGGTTGCCAATCCTGCATATCAATCCCTCCTTGTCGAAATTTAATTCGACACGAAAGGACTATCGCCTTTAAATTATACAAGTAATAGTCACTTTTTCCCTAAAAAAGAAAGCCCCGCCGAACAGCGAGACTATACACAATCCCCATTGTATCTATATTATACCTTGACAAGTTGATTAGATCAATATTATTGATGTTATGAACAATTATTTTTAACTTCTTGAGCTAGTTTAAGAAGCGCTCTTTTTTTGACTTCTTGAAACTTCCAGCGAGTCCATCCCATTCGTTTCAGGTACATGTGATGTCTTGTTGGCTCGAAAAATTCAATGTGGATCACTTCTTTCTCGACGTCAGTCAGGACTCTATCAATAACTCCGTCTAATTTATCAATCCTCCCTGAACGTTCCGCCTGGAGAATTCCAAATTTCTCTGTCGTGGATTGATATTCTGAATACCCTTTCCCGCCACCGAAGAAATCATATGACGGTGTGCAGCTCGGGAACAACTCGCTTACTCGTTTCACAGTCCACCACTCCTTAATATCGAATCCGCTGGGTGTTGACGTCCATGAGCTCCAGTAGCTCATCATAGTCCCGTTCCAACATCTCAGCGACTCCCTTCTCAACCGACCAAGTATAACCGCATTGACCACAAGTAATTTTTACTTTGTTTCCTAAATCCTTCCTTGAATTTCTATCCTCTGAACAGTACCGACATTTGAAAGGTTCAATAACCTTGATATTCCAATATGCCATATTCTATCTCCTTTCTAAGCTCTATATGATCGTTGACGTTGCCAAGCTCTTTTTAGCCTTTCCATATGGGCATATGCATCTGAGTATTTCGCATACCCTCCCCAATACCAGGGGCGCCCCGCAACGATTGTTTCAACCCACCATTGGCCTTTTATTTGTACAATTCCCATGTTTCTAATGACTTTCACTCCCAATCCCCCCGATATACTTTCCCTTGCCATACGCATTTATAGAAGGGTCTTCTTTTATCACAATTGCAACGGATTTCAACCACAAATTTAGATTCAATTTTGTTTTTACATTCTGGGCATTGATACAAAAGGATTCCAATTGTTTCATTTTTTCGTTTAGGCCGTCGTGTCTTCATTTTCTTCATCTCCTGTGTTGTGAAAAGCGTGATTTGTTCGGCAATCATTTCTAATCACCCACCTTTCAACCAGTTAGCAGCCGCATGTTGTAGATCGCCCGCCTAATCTTAGCGGAGCGATTCTTTCCAGGTAACCATCGCGGTTCCCCATTGGCAGCTCGCATGATCCAGGTACTTGAATCACACGAATATAATCCCTCCACCCCCAAGATCGGCTTAGAGCTGGCGCCTAGGACGTGGAATTTGATCACTGGGTATTTTCCGATCAGTTTTTTTACCCATTGAGCAACCATATATTTATCGGGAATTGGCACTGTCCCACCCAAGGCGACAAACCCAACTCCATCATCAAGATATCTTCTCAAATGTTGCTCATCCGTGCCGTAATGGTAAACCGGAATCGGCTTAAAGCCTTTCAACTTCATGATCTGGTAGTAGTACCATGTCACATCGGGATCGCCAACCACGTCCAAAGCAACATAATTACTGATTAGTGCCTGGTTTTCTCGAATGTAACCCATGTAATCAATCGGAGAAATGTTCTTTCCCGTCGTCCATGCTGAGAAAGCACCGCTGTCCAATAAAATCTCGGGTTTGTATCCGATCTGATCAATAAATCCTTGAAGAGGCTTATTTCTAAAGTAAAAGTAAGAGAGCAGCAGACATCGCGGTTTAACTTGACGGATCACATCAATTTGATCGGTCTTGCCCACAGTAACGAAAAATATTTTAACGCTATGGTTGACTGAGGCCGGCAACATCAAATCAATGAGCTGTTCATCTGTCCAAAGTCCTTGTTGCATTCTGCTCACCCCTTTGATGATTTATCCCTGTTCGGCGCCTTCCGTAAACTCTCAATAACTGCCCGATCTCTCGATAATCCACGGCATTTACCCTTGTGATCTAGCGAGACCGCAAACCATAAACCATTTCGAACCTTCCACACCTTTGCTACCGGTTTGCCATTCAGCTTCGCAACGTAGTAGTTAAAAACTGCTTCGTAAACAAAGCCATGCTTTGATCTACCATCTTGCAAACTGCGTGATTTATTGATCATCATTCCACTTTCCTTTCAAGATAAATTATCTTCTCCTTTTCTTCAGAGTCCCAATCTGTTACCCGAACAGCGTATTTCGCTTTTGATTCTTTTGATTCTGGTTCAACTTCTTGCTCTCCTAGGTATACAACATAACCTAGCCGCTCTAGTTCTTCTTGATGTTTATATGGCGCCTCAATTTCTTCAATCACTTCCGTGGCTTTGATGCGTGGCGACTTTTTTGCCTTCACTTTTCCGAACTCCCAAATCGGATCAGGGCCAGAACGGAAAAATCCTTTTCGCTCGTTTGGGTCTTCGTCGTATATCCTCATCGAATAATACTGGGCGAAGTCCTCTGTGCTCTCATCCTCCCAGTAATCCACCTCCACAAAATAGGTGTTGTACGCTGTCACAACCTTGAAGAACATGTCTGGCATTTTAGTTACCTCCTTTCAAATTTTTATCATGCTTTCTCCTCCCCTTTCGAAGAAAGGGGTGTCTCGAACCCCGCATGGTAGGCGGAGTGATAGGGGCTCCCTCTCGGTGGGGGAGGGGCTTAAACCCTTGAAAAGACTGAATTTGTTAATTTATCCCAAAAACTACACCTTTTATCGGTAGGGGAGGGGTTTAGTCATAAAATTTCATCTAAAACGCCTCCTCTTTTTTGTAATTCTTTCAATCTTCCCACTGCCGCACCCATGTGCATCGCGTTTGAGATAATTTCATCTAGTGCTTTTTCCACGCCGTTGTAGTCATGTTTTTCATGGGCCAATCGAAGGTTTATGATTGACTTTTCAAGTTGGTGTCCGTTCCACAATATAGCGTGTCGAAATATTTTTTCCATGTCAGTTTCCACCTCCGAAATAAATACGATCGATCTCTTCCCTGGTCATCGGCTTAGGTTTGACTTCAATCAGCTCCGTGGACGGGTACGGCTCCCGATACGGCATGTAGGTGTATTGTGGCCGTTCCCGGAGGGGTGGGTGTTTTGGAATGATTGGTTTATCTCTGGGGGTCTGCACCCACCCCGGATAGGCTTCTTTCAAACGGGTGAATATATCCCGTTGTGGTTTCGGATCAATGGGGTCATATGGGTCAAGGGGAGTTTTCATTTCCTGTTCCTCGCTTTCCATCTAATGAAATCCTCTCCATCTTTGATAGCTCGTTCAAAACTATAGTGTTTCCCGCGCGTCGTTTCACTGACCGGGTCAGACTGTCCCTCGCTGAACGAAGCCCGCCAAACTACCCACATCCCATTAGGCTCGAGGAATATGAAGACACTTCCCCAATTCCGTCGTAGAGTTTCCACCGTTCGTCCATTTCGCTGAACTTTTTCCCAGGAGTAGCCGTTATAATATTTTTTTTCATATGCTTCACCACTCGAAAGAATCAACCAGCCTTTACTTCTGGCGAATTCATCCACGGGTAAGCGCTCCTTTCATTTATATTCGACATAAAAGATCAAATAACCTGTCTTATGAAACAATTTATTTGATCTTATTGATACGACGAAACCCATTCACGGTATCTAGATTCTTCCATGACGACTACGAATGGATGGCGGTCAATTTTGATAGCCAGGGCATCTACCATCTTTTCATGTTCCAACCACCCGCGAATCATTTTGAATTTAGCGTGTTTTTCTCCAATATTCCACTCATTCGGAGGGTACATAAAATTGTCTAACGACATCATGATTAGCGACGGCTTCCCTTCCGTACATAGTTTCACAGCATCAAAATGCTTTACCACCTCGTACAGCTTTTTAAATCCGGTACGTCGCACCTTAATCTCCCATCTCAAACCCATACCAACAACATCACCGGCTAGTTCTTTTCCCAACTTACTCAGCGCCCCCGACTTGTAAACTCTCACTCCACCGATCAGTTGGGCAAACTGTAACTCTACGCGATACCCTTTTTGTTTGTTTGACCGTCCGATCTGTTGGGGAGTGCGTTTATTCATTTTCATCCCTCCTATAACGGATAACTTCTTGCGTAGTCTTATAAATAACTGCTTCAACCCAATCCGGTGTTATCCGTTCGATAACCTTCAATTGGTTGTTGTCGGTGAGAATGTATTTAGAAGTTCCATCAGTACCGGTTACTTGGACTTCATAAGAAACACTTTTTTTCAACCTCTCAATTTTCATCAAATCACCCCTTGATGCACCTGCAGAATCATAACCAACCGGTCATACTCTGGCATCAATTCTTTTTGCCCTGCATTGATTTTTTTTGCCACCCTATATATATCGCGGAGCAGTTCCATATAGTCATCTTCGTTTCGTGACAGATATGCAATAAGCTGTTCTCTTCTTTCTCTAATGCACGGCAACACTTTTTCAACTACTTCCCTCGTTCCATCCAACTTCAATTTCCCATCTTCCGCCTCAACAGTTACACCACAACTTTGCAACCACTTCACCAGCTCTTTAGTGTTCATTGGTGTCATCCTCCTCTTTGTAGCACTTCGCAGTATTTTGTAGCGGATAGTTGCAATTCTTGTTAAAACCGCTACAACACCTTGCTGCTGTTGGATTCCACACAATTCAGTAGCACTTCCCTGTAGCACATCTACTACAACCCTTAAACCCCTTGGTATCATTGATTTCGATACGTTGGGAAGATGCCATTTGTAGCGGTTGTAGCGGATGGGTTTAAGACTTTTACTTTTATAAACATACAAGCGAAATCTTATATTAGTTTTTTGTTTTCTCTATTTATTAAGAAAAAGTGCTACAAGTGCTACTAAATGTTGAAAACCATTGATATTACTAGCTTTTTTTGAGTAGCACTTTAATTAAATAAGTGCTACTTTGTAGCGGATAATGTGCTACAAAACATATGTTCTCACACAATCACAGAAATACGTTTTTCACTTTCCGACGCGGTAGCAGATGAAGTTTCAGAAGAACTCGTATCTATGGCTAAATTGATCCACCTCCGCACTCCGTTTATTTTCTTGGACACTAAGCCTTTGTCAGTTAGTCGATTTGTAAATACGCGTTGGCTATTAGCGTGCTCCCCGTTATCTTGACACCACTGTTTATATGCGGCGTACAGGTCAGGATTGGATACACGTGCCCCTTCTCGTTCAACACAAACATCTTTGAGGAAGTTTCCTATTGAATCCATAGACTCGCGGTATTCTTCGGTAGCTTGCATGATTGATTCAACAGAATTTAGTCCATTTTTCTCCCACATCTTAAAGCCTTTAATCATCCAATTGATGATTCCTTGGGCTTCGTTGATCAACTTTTCTTCTAAGTATGGGTCACGTTTGGGGCCTTCGAATCTATTTTCAAATCCGATCAATCGTACGCGCCGCCAAATCCCGTTGTCAGTTCCTTTGATAATTGGTTTGTGATTGGTTGCTAGCATATATTTTGCGACTGGACGAAACGTAAACGGTTTTTCGTACAGATCGCGACAGGTAATGGGTTCCTTGCCTGTAATTCTTTTTACCAAGCTTTCATCTAATGATTTGCCTTCCGTTGTCTCGGAAAGGAAAACCATTCGTTTCCCTCTGATTTGTACCAAGTCCGGATTAAGTGAGCCGTTTTGATTCTTTTTGCTCATAACCAAGTCGCTAGAAGCTTGCAACGCGTATTCGCCCATGACGTGAAGGACAATGTCGTTGAGAACACTTTTCCCATTTGCGCCAATCCCGTAAGCGATAGGGAATAGCATCTCTGATGTGTCACCGGACAGGCAATAACCCAAGTACATATGGAGGTATGAAACCATATCTTCCTTACCACACATGATTTCATCAACAAATTTTTCCCAGCGTGGAGCCTCAGCAAGTGGATCATAATTCACCTCAATGCGCTGAGTAAGAAAATCTTCTTGGCGATGCTCTCTAAATACACCCGTTTTCAAATCATACGTCCCATTTTTGAAATTGACTAAATACGGGTGTTGATCCAACTCATTGACGTCAATTGCGACTCCCTTAATGGTGCGCCCAATTTCCTCCATCGCCCTCAGTTTCCCTTTTGATTCGCTAGAAATCGCAAACTTAATTCGCTTCTCTATGGCAGATACAATTTTTCCGGCCTTCTTCGCCGCTTCAACAGCAGCGCGTTTCTCTTCCTTTGTTGCCTCTTTGTTCTCTTTCAACTCCTCTACTTTTGCCAGTAGTTCCTCATGTCGCGCCTGGGCCTCTTTCAGTTTTTCTTCCAATTGATCGCGGAATAATCGAATCGTGCGTAGACAACGACGTTCTGTTTTGAATTTGTTGTCGCGTACCCAACGCGTTCCATCCCAGGCTAACCATGTTACCAACTCTACGCAGTATCTGAGTTCGTCACCAAACTGTGCAATCAATCTTTCAGCATTTCCAGCGTCAGTATCGTTGAACCTAGTAAGATCAACCGGTTCCTTTGTAAAAAGTGGGTTATCCGTTCCCAAATTGTTAATCCATTGTGCCAACACACCAGCTTTGTACATGTCGTTTACATCTTTGCATCCTTCTACGGGGTGTGCGATGAAGATATTCTTCATTCCCCAATTCTTCATATGATCACGTAGACCACGGATGAATTTGTCAGAGGCAGTGTCAGATTCTTTCACGATGTATACCCGGCTGGCACCTTCGATGTATTCTTTGGTTAATGACTTCACTCCATCGACGCCTGATATTCCCACTGCTGGATAGCCTAAAAGGTAAGCAGAAACGACGTCAGATTCCCCCTCAACCAGAAAGACTGTCTTCCCAGCGATATCAGGGTCAACGATATATGGAACAATTTTGCCGTCTTCCTTTCTACCGTCCCATTTGAAACGATTATCCCCCTTGAGCTTCACTCGAATCTTATGCCTGGGTGCCGGTGAACGGTCGGGCAGAATGTATCGAATACTTACGCCATCTCTGTGGTCGACGTAACCAAGTTTGCGTAACATCTTTACATCCACGCCCATGTGAGCGGCCAAGTCTTCTACACTCAATCTTTTCGAAGGCATATCATATTGTTTTTCTTTTGGAGCGTGAATGTCTTTCCATTTTAGCCCCATCATGGAAAGGATTTTTTCTTTGCCGTGTTTCGTATTCGATTCGTCGCAACTGTGACACTTCATTAATAATCGGTCTGGAGCCTCGCTTACAGCGAAGTTATCGGAGCTTTGGCAATGCACACAATAGAAACGGTATGTGCTTTTGCCTTCGCGTTTTGCGTCGCCTCCGATGCGTTCTAAGTATAAGTCTTTGAATTGTTCGAGGCTTATCATGTGTTTTCTTCCCTCCCCTTGCCCCTGTGATGAGGCGATTGCGACACCCGGTTATCCAGGTGCCGAATATCACATCATCAAAATGGCAAATCAACATCAGAGATATCAATGGGCTGTCCGTCATCGAAAAATGGATCATCTCGGACATCATTGAAGTTTGCGCGTCGGCTGCTCCCACCGTTTCGATTTCGATAACCATTGGATCGACTCGAACGTGACCGGTTGTTGCCGGATTGGTTAACTTGATTGCCATTAGAGCGAGACTCCAAAAAGATGATCCGGTTTATTAAAACGCTGGTAGTATAAACGGTGTGGCCGTCTTTGTTGTTATATGAGCCGGTTTGTAACCGGCCCTCGATGCCGATCAAGCTTCCTTTCTGGAAGTAATCGACTAAAACGCTGGCCGTTTTCCCAAACGCAATCAAAGTAATAAAGTCAGCTTCTATTTCGCCATTTTTGTTTTTGTATGGGCGATTTACCGCTATTGCGGCGCGCGCCACTTCGTTCCTGAACTCTGGATCGCGTACAAGGCGACCGGTTAATGTCACGTTATTTATCATTTAAAACGCTCCTTTTATTGGTTTGCGGCTATTTTCGTGTCGGCTTCCATTACTTCAAGAAACAAGCGCCCTAGGACTTCTTCCAACCGTTCCACGCGTTTTTGGTTCTCTTCTTTGGTAATCTTCGGCGGCACGATCATCAGCCGACAACCTCCTTGTATTATAGATCAAATGAATTGTACTTCGCCGTCAAAAAAAATCACTCAACAAACAAATCAGGGAAGAGTTCCTCAATTGAAACGTTGAACATAACACTTAACTTTGCCGCTATGGGAAGCGAAGGATTCGACCGTCCCGCTTCCCATAAATAACATGTGCGAATACCCTTCAGACCTAATTTTTTAGCTAGTTCCGCTTGAGTCAGGCCCATTCTTTTACGGGCCTTTTGTAAAACGATGCGTTTCATTCTTGTTCTTGCTCCTTTCGAACTATCTTGATGCCATGATATCAAATCATTTGTTATTCGTCAACAAAAAGATCATCTTTTTTGATCTAATCATTTTTGCCAACCATCAGTTCTTGAACGTAAAACCACTAAAATTAATAAAAAAATTGTTATTTGTTTCGTTTCAAGCGCCTTCACAAACACAGCTACAGCAAGTATAATTTTTTTGACAACAAGTACAATATAATTGATAAAAAAAGGGGTTTAAAAAAAGATGAATTCAAGCAGGTTGCGCGCAGCGCGTAAGGCAAAAGGATGGACACAAAAATCATTGGCAGAAAAACTTGGGCTTACTAAGTCAGCGGTTTCAAATTGGGAAAACGGTATCTCAACACCACACTATGAAGAACTAACCAAGCTGGCAGACATACTAGAGGTGAGCCTAGATTATCTTAGGGGAGAATCCGACATCCAAAAAGTTGTGAAAGTGGAGGCTGATTTAGCCGATTTAGAAAAACTGTTAACTGGCCCAATTACTTTTAAGGGGCAGACACTTGATGAAGAACAAAGACAGAGAGCCAAAGAGATGATAGAGTACATTCTATTCAGCTCAAAAAAAAAGGATGATACAAAGTGATGCGAGCTGCAATGTACTTGAGAAAATCCCGCGCCGATCACGAAGCAGAAATGCGTGGCGAAGGGGACACGTTTGATCGTCACCGCAAAACGCTAACTGAGCTAGCTAAATCAAAAGGCTATAAAATAATTCGAACATATGAAGAGGTTGTATCAGGTGACAGCATTGAAAAACGCCCACAAATGAAACGGCTTCTTCATGATGTGAGAAACCGTATGTATGACGCCGTATTGGTAATGGCGATTGACCGGCTAGGTCGTGGCGCGCTGGAGGATCAAGGAGTTATCCTGAAAGCGTTCAAAGAATCTGCTACGCTAGTCGTCACTCCGTTCATGACTCACGATCTCAACGATGAGGTGTGTGAAGAGCACACGGAATTTCAAGCTTTCATGGCTCGTCGTGAGTTCAAGCTGATTAATCGTCGACTCCAAATGGGCCGGCTAGCAGCTGCTAGGGAAGGGCGATTTATTTCGCCAACGGCTCCATATGGTTACAGAAAAATCAACAAAAACGAATTAGAGATAGTAGAAGAAGAAGCGAAAATCGTTAAAATGATTTTCGACTGGTATATAGATGAACATATTGGCGCGATTAAAATAGCCAAACGGTTGAATTCTATGGGGATATTATCCCCCAAGGGCGGGAAATGGGCCAGTAGCTTTGTTTTGCAAATCCTGAAAAATCCAGTATATATAGGGAAAGTGAAGTGGGGCGGGATCGAAGCGGATGGGACGCATTCCCCTATCATTGATTCTGAACGATTTGAATTGGTTCAGAACAATCGAAAAAAGCAACTCACCCCAAAACATTCAACTGATCTCAAAAACCCACTCGCAGGGCTTGTATTCTGCGGCAAGTGCGGACGAGCCATGTCAATCAAGTACGGGAACACCCAAACGTACTTGTATTGTCGCGGGAGAGCTACCGGGACAGGGTGCCCCACGAAAAACGTCCGACTAGATCACTTGGAACAAATGGTTTTGTACGAACTCAAGGGGTGGTTGAAGGATTATCAGCTAAATCCAAAAATTACCCGTCAACAAGAAAACAAGCTCGAGGAACTGTCGTTCAGGTTGGAGATGATTCAGAAAGAAATGAAGCAGCTGAAAAAACAATTAAACAACGTCTTCAATCTATATGAGCGCGGGAAGTATACGGACGAAATTTTTGAAGAAAGGTCTACGGCTTTAAACAAACAGTTGAACGAGCTGAGGGAAACATACGGGGAAACAGAGGCCGAATATTTAAAAGTGAACGAAAGCGTCGAAGCCAATAGAACTGTGATTCCAAAGCTAACCCATGTGCTTGACATTTATGACAGACTAAGACCGCTACAAAAGAACATCCTATTGAAAGAGTTAGTGGAAAAGATCGTAGTCAAAAAGGAATTTTTAAGAGCACCTATACAAATGGTAGTGTATCCTCGCTTATTGAAAGGTGGGGATTGA